GATAGTGTTTTGGGCGGTAGAGGCGGCGGTGGTGGCAGAATTTGCGGTATTTTGCGCATTAACAGCAGCGGTCATTGCCGCATCCGTCTCCTGCTTCCGCGCCACGTCATCGCTGGCTGCGGGAGCGGCGGCTTTGAACCGGCCGGCGGGGTCGCGCTGGACGAGCGTGTTTGGTGTGGCGGTGCTCGTTGCGCCGTGAACTCCGGTAGTCATATTTGCATGGGCGTCCACTTTCGCCTGCGCTCCTACTGGCGTTTCCGCCCCAATCATCGCCGGAGTCAGCGCGTCCGGACCACCGGTTGCATGCCGGGAAGCGTGGGAGTTGGCGGTGTTTTGCGCCGCCATCGCGGCGGAAGCGGCGACATTTGCGACATTTTGCGCATCCGCGGCAGCAGTTGCGGCGTTGTTGGCGGTTTGTTGGGCTTCCTCGATTCCATCCTCCATCCGGTTTAGTTCGCCTTCTGTGATGATGTCATTGAACTGCCAGTCTTTTTTCTGAAAATCCACCTTATGCGCCTCCCTGTATGAACTGGATATTGTGGCTGAACACCGTGGAAACCGCCGTATCAATCTCGATCCCCGTAATCGATGTGATCATGTTGTCCGCTGCGTCCAGAAAATCAATCCGGGTTACAACCATGTCTGGCGGCAAATGAAACTCGACCGTAATACTGTCCGAGTAGGTTGTAAAGTTCAATTGAGTAATTTCAACGGATTCATTCACCAACGCTTTGGCAAAAAGTTGTTTGGTTCGAGCGACAAGCTGCTCTTTGTAAAAATCCGTTACCGCCATCGTTGGCACCTACCTTCGATAAATTTCACGATCGATCAAGACCGTTCCCACCTTTGTCCGTCCCGCTATGGCAAGCCCGGCTCGGGCATACGATATTTTGATTTCCCGGCTCGTTTCCCGAATCCGCACACGCTCCACCGAAAACGGAGACTGGATGTATTCCATGTTGGCGGGTTTGAGCGCATTGACCAATTCCAGAATGTCACGAAATTTGTACCCGTCCACGGCAGGGATGGAAATCGTAAAAGCATATTCCCCCGGAACAAGATGGATTTCCGCCTGTGTCGTGCCAATATAGGCGTTGAGCCGTTCGCGCAGCGTGCGCAACGTGATCGGCGGCTTCCGGCTCTTTCGCTCAATCAGACGTTCCCGTCGGAACGGGATCGTTTCATCGCCGCCGGCCGTGATGCGGAATTCCTCTTCCCGCCATTTCAGCGTTTTTTCGGCGGTTTGGATGAATTGCTCTCCCATCACGAAGTTGATTTCCTTTTTCAGCTGCTTCAATTCTTCGTTGACCGTTTTCGCTATTTCCCGGAACTCCCGGATCTCCCCATAAAAAGGAGGCAAATAGGACAAAACATCGGCGCTTTCTTCCGTAAAATCAATTGGCAATGATGCTCACCGTCCCCCGCACGGCGATCTCTTCCTCCGCCAGCGTCAGATTTCCGTCCGTCCCGTTCAAGGTCAGGCTCAAAATGTCCTGCACCGGCGCCAATCCGATGAGACGGCTCATGAGTACCGCATGCCGGACCGTCGTGTCGACAAAATTGATTTCCGAAAAGTAGGCATCAATCTGTTCCTCCGCCTCCTGCCGGATATCCTCCGCGCCGTACCCTTCCCTAAACACGACCTCCATCTCGACGTTTACCACCTTAGGCGTGGCCGAAGCGGCGGTGAACACGTGCCCGATCGGCGCCAGTCCGGCGCCGCCCACTCCGTCTTGATGCGGGTCGATCGTATTTTGCACCAGCGCGACCAGTTCCGGACTCGGCACGTTGTTGCCGGCGTCCGTGACCACCGCCTTGACCGTCCCCCGACCGGCCCAAAGCGGAAACAGTTTGAACCGCCCCACGCCGGGGATGGCGCCGATCCACTGCTTGTATTGGCCGATATTGCCGCCATAACTGACCGTATTGATCGATTCCACATATCGGGCGTACAGCTCGCCGTCCGTCTCCGCGTCTTCTCCGGGAATGAGGACGTCCGCAAGCGTGGCGCTCGTCAATCCGTCGACAAAATCGATCGGAAGGAGGCTGCCGAAATACAAATTCCCGGCGGTGCCCGCGGTTTCCGCTTCGAGTTTGAACTCTCCCGCCGCTATTTGTTCGACGACCTTATAGACAACCTCCCCACCCCGGAAACGGCTGCCGATCGGAACGTCGATGTTGAAAACCCCTTTCCGGACCGCTTTGGTTGCCGGACGGCGCTTCACCCCGCTTTCCTCCGTGCGGTAATCCAGAAATTCGCCGCTCGACGTCCGGGCAAAGGTAAGGCTCATCAACACGTCGAGATCCGCGTACATTTGAGCAATTTCGGCCGCCACTGGCGCCAGCGCGTCGTAGATGACACTACCCTCGCGCTTGTCCACGTCGTTCGGTACGCGATCCAGCATGCGCTTTAAAATCGCGTCAAAAGTTTGGTTCTCATACACTCGTGGTCACCTCCTGGGTGAAGGATCCGAATGAAGACACGACTGTAAACCGCACGGTCGCGGCGTCCCCAGTCACATCAATCTGAAAGTCCGTTACATCCTCAATTCTGTCGTCTTGTATCAGCGCCTCGGTGATGCGCCGCCGCAATTCCGAACGAATGAAAGCAGGATTGGCACCGACAAGCCCGTTCCACTCCATTCCGTAGTCTGGGCTGTATATGAGATACCGAAACCGATCCGTCTGTAAGATTTTAAACACCGCCTGTTTTACAGCTTCCAGCCCGTCAGTCATTCCAAAGATGCGGCGTTTTTCAAAATCCAACTTGTACGTTTTACTTGGTTGTTGAACTTCTTCCACCTGTGTGTTTTGAAGCGTTCCTCCTGTCGGTATCATCCGCCCACCACCTTATCCAAGATCAAGTATTTCTGGCCGCCCTGGACCCGGAGCAGCACCACCCGGTCGCCGGCTTGCAACCCTGGACGGATGACGATCGGCTGCGTTAGTGCCTCTCCTGTTGTTCCGTCGGGCGATGTGTGACTGTGACGCAGGTCGATCTCGAGCCGTTTAAGCGACTCTGGCACAATCAAAAAATCCGCATCAATGGTGAAACGCTGGTCAACGTTCACCTCGAGCGGATCGGCTTTCTTGACGGTCCCAAACATCACTGCCACCGGGGCGGCGGCTTCCACAGCCGTCAGGGCGGCCTGTCGGATTGCGTTCAGCATGTCAGATCACCTTCAGTGTGATGGACATTGTGTGATCGGCGCCATCGAACCGGTGTGTCACCTCGTCCACCATCATCGGCTGGTTGATGTTAAGCGCCTCGATGACGACCGGCAGGTACATGCCAGCGCGCACCCGGATGTCGCCGATGGCCTCCAGCTTCAGCGTGCGCTGCTCCCTGTTCTTGAGCGCAGCCAGTCGGTTCAAAAGCTCATTGATCTGAGCAGCGTTCATCTCCTCATCCACGGCCTCGTACAGCTGGAGCACGCCCCAGCGGGCGATGTTGGCGCTGTCTTGGACCATGTACACTTCCCGCCGGCCCGTTTCCTGGTTGTCTCGGTATAACTTGATCCGGTTGTACGTTTCCTGGTCGATGTCGCGGCCGTATTCAAACTCGGTCATCAGACTGCCATCGCCGACGTAAAACCCGGCCTCGAACGATCGCACGTCCCGTAGCGACAGCGCGCCAAAGTCGTCGAAGAACACAAAAAACCGATTCGTGTTCGCCATGGTGAGCGTGTTCGCCTTTTCAATGATGTCGAGCAGCGTTTGCCCGTCTTCGACCATGGACGGGATTCGATAACCGGTATCGTCGATTCGGCCCACCTTGAGATTGAAGTCCGCTGCGATCTGGTTAATGATGTCGCCGGTGGTGACGTTCTTCAACACGTAGGTATCTTTATTCAGCAGATATCGCACCTGGTCGTATGCCTTGACGCTGATCTCTCCATCCTGGTTGCTCTTGATACTGAAGACATAGCCATAAAATACGTTCACGTCATCCATCCGCACCCGGATGATATCGCCGTTCTGGACGGTGAATGAGCGATCTTGGTAAATGCCGCTGTTTACCAGCGTAAAATCCACACTGGCCGGCCTGCCGATGCGGGTTGTCGTCCAGGTTAAATCCTTCGCGATTTCCGATACATCCCACACATCCCCGTTTTTGTTGTCAACCAGGATTTCAAGCATATGCCGCACCGCTTTCTGCCGGCAGCGTGAGCACCAAACCCACCGGCAAGGATTTCAACTGCGCGTCGCTCAAACCGTTCAATTGCTGAATTTCGCGCCACCGGCTGCCGTCGCCGAGCACCTTCTGCGCTACTTTCCAGAGATTGTCCCCGGCCACCAGTGTGTAGGTCGTGGGCTGCACACGCTCATCCGGGCGCTTCGGACTCTCTATCTGGATGATCGGAGGCGTCCCATCCTGCTGCTGGACTACCTGCACACGCCGTGCTTCATAAAACCGGTATTCTTTCAGCTGCAGCGTAAATTGAATGTCACCCAAGGTCCCTGCGACTTCTTTCCATTCGAACCCCTCGATGCTGGCTGCCGTATTGATCTCCATCGTGGACGTGTTTGCCACAAGTCGGATCGGCCGCTTGGAATCCCACCATTTATTGATGAATCGGACGTATTCCATAGGCTGCAGAACGATCGAGGCCGTGATGAACGGATATCGCTGCGCTGGGAACAGGCTTTCGATCGTATATTCGGCCAGATCGCGATCCTTGATGACGTTGATTTTGCCGAGTTTATAGACCTCATGCCCGGCTCCGTCACCCCGGACTCTCTCCCCGATCTCGCGAGGGAGGATGGGGAGCTCGAATCCTTCCTGTTGATTGTTCCAGGAGAGCCAGATACCATAACGATTTGCCATCAGCCATACACCCCTTTTGCCGAAGAGGCAATTTGCTCGGTCAGCGCCGTTTCAATCCGCGCGATGATGGTGTCGATGTCGCTCTCTTTGTTCACCGGACCGGTTGTTACCTGCACCGTTGGCGTCAGCGTCACAAAGTTCTGGATTGCATTTACCTCAGCCAGCTCCCGCATCATCTTCAGATCCTCGCTGCTGATGTCCACCGTGTCTTTGATTTTGCCGACTTCTCCGACTTTGGCGATATTGTCGATATTAAATTTGTCGAATATACCATCTCCAGTTAAATCCGGCACTCCAAACATACTTTTAAGAGAATTAAAGGTTTTTTGAATTTTGTCGGAAGCGAATTGCCCAATAGACTTACCGATTTCTTGCCCTGACCTGAAAGCATCGCCATAATCCATGATTCCCATTCGCTCGATAACTTGATAACCTTCAGGCATTTCTCCAAGCCACTTTTGCATTTTATCTTGCAAGCTTGAAATGCTGTCTGCCATATTTGAGCCGAATACTTTATCAATTGCCGAAGCGATTTCCTTGATGATTTGCAATACGCTATCGGCAAAGTCAATGAACAGTTTTTTTGCTGAATACAGCGGATGCCGAAATACGTTTACCAAAAATTCTGCTAACCATGCGAAAATGTTGTAAATTGGCGCAATCGTATTGTAAACGCCAGCAAGTAATACTCCGAATAAACCGACGACATAGCCAATTACCTCTGTTGTCGCATCACTCCAGCGATACAGGGCATAAATTAGAAAACCAATTGCGGCGCCGATCAGCAGGATCGGCCAATTGGCCGCCAACCAAGCAGCAGCCTGAGCCAAAATCGGACGGACGGTCGCCCAAAGCGCTCGTACCCACATCCAAGTTTGCCGAATTAGAATCGGCAACAGCGCCGAGCCGATCGTTACCAGAATCGGTTCGATGATCGACCAATTGGATTGGATGGCGTTAGCGATCCAAATCAGTGTCCCGAGCAAGATGTCCGCTGCTTGCGCCGCAACATACAGCGCCTGCGTCAGTTTCTGTATGACGGCTGCACCCTGTGCCGAATTCAGCCATTGGTTCCACCGTTGAAAGACCGGTTGGAATGCCCGGAAGGCTTCGTTTTTCAACTGTTGAAGCAAATCGCCAAACGTCTTCGGCATGGTTTCGAACTTTTTGTTGATGTCATCGGCTGCCATAAACAAAGCCGCTTTGATAATGTCCGCCGTAATCTCTCCTTTGGCTGACATTTCCTTCAGCTCACCTTTAGATTTCCCGGTGAATTTGGCGATTGCATCGGCCAGCATGGGCGCGTTTTCCATGATGGATCGGAATTCATCACCCTGTAACTTACCTGCAGCCATGGCTTGCGTAAGTTGGTACATTCCGGCCGTTTGTTCCTCGATGGATGCACCGCTGATTTTGAATGCCTTCTGCATCGTTTCTGCGAAAGCAACGATTTCATTGTTATTTTGAAAAGCGTCGCCGGCGAGAAGACCAAGTTTACTTACACTGTTGGCCATGGCCACGAAATCGCCGCGGGCTCTCTGCGCTGCGGCGAAGATTTGGTCTTGCAGCTGTTCGACCGACTGACCTTCATCAACGATCAAATTCAGGCGCGCCTGGGTGGAAACGAAAGTGTCTGCAGCCTGTACCGCGCTTTGTGCCACTTGCGCTGATAGATACGTGGCGGCCACTTTTTTGGTAAATACTAGCAATTGATTGGTTTCTGACTTGGCCGTTTGTACCGATTGGTTAAACTTTTTCTGCGCAGCGGTTGCTTGGTCAATTGCCTGGCGGATACTTGCTTCAGCCGCAGCCAATTGTTGTTTGGCAGCAACCAGAGTTCGGTCGATTTTGACATTTTGATCGACCGTGCTCTGCATCCGTTGCATGGTTGCAATGACCAGGTTTAAGCTGTTGGTGATCGCCTTCAGCGGACCGCTCATGGCGTCAAACATCTGAAGCGTGCTGGATACTGTTGGCATCCTTTCACCGCCTTTTAAGAACATATAAAAAGCGCCCCGTGCGGGACGCATTGACTTCAAAGGGATATTGTTTGCCCAGTGCTTACTGGTAGTTTTGATTTTACAAATTTCGCCAATTTATTTGCCTTTAAAATATTTTTCACATCAAAGATTAGAACTTTTGGTTCTGCTTCCCCAGATGAAAGATAGTTTATGATTAAAAAATCCCCTTTTATTTTCTTTTGGCCTATGCCGGACATTCCGCCTATTATGGCGCCAATCGGGCCGAGCAGGAGACCTCCCATAACACCGCGCGCGATTACGGATTTATCTTTTTTTAACAAATCGCTTTTTCTTACCCCTTCGGCTGCCGTCACTTGTGAATAATTTAACTCAAAGAAGTTTTTGTTCGTCTCAATAATGATTTTTTCATCGGTAAAAAACAGATTTGCCAAGCTGTGTTGTGGAGCTCCCGGTATTCCATGCATATGCACCGCAACACTATATTCTTTTGCTCCAAGTTTTTTGGCTTTGGATGCCGTTTTTCGACTAAGTATGAAACCAATTATCCCAAGTGCAAATATTACGATCAATACAATCAGAATTGGATCCAATGATAGCCCTCCCTGCTCGGACAAATTTTCGTTTCCAATTTTATCATATTTTACGCAGGGAGAGCTATCTCCGTTTCTTTTTCATCGCCGCTTTTTTCTCCGCTCCGCTTCGATTCGCTCGTCAATCATCGCGATGAGTGCCGCTTTTTGATACACGTTCAGTTCCGCAAATTCCCACGGCATGATGCGGAGCTTGTGGAGGGCGTAGTAAGCGTAATTCCACTCACTATCGTCCTCCCGGATCAGTTTTTTATCTCATCGACCAGTTCGTTGATATCGCGGTCGAATCCGTTGACTTCCTGTACTTTCTGCACGAGTCGCGCGTACTCGCCGGGCAACAGCATCTTTTTCAGCAGCTCTTCCGCTCCCAGCACGCCGTATGACTGCTGCAGCTCGACGTCCTTCAGGTCCGGAAAAACGACACTGGCGACCGTGACTTTCGCCAGGTATTCGTCAGGCTGAATTTCGGGCGCATCGCCCTTTTTCCTTTGTGGTTGCATGGACGCTCGACGAAGCTGTTCATTCTCCGCTTCGGTCAGCGCGCGGACTTTCCACGGAATTGGTTTGCCGGCCTCATCGACGAACCGCTCGGAAACGACGACTTCTTCAACGGCTGCCGGCCGGACGTTCTGCGCGAAAAACGCTTTGAGACTGCTCACCGTTTACCCCTCCCGAAAAACAGGGCGCCCGAATCAGGCGCCCGTGATGGTGTTGAAAGATTCGAGGATGTCGTAATCGCTGAATGTGAACGGCATTTCTTCCTCCAGCCTGTCGTCGCTGGTAGCGTCAAATTGGGCAGCAGAGACGCTGTCCAGGTTGCAGCCTTTCAACACAACCCGTTGACGGCCAGCGCTGGATTGCGGATCCTCATTGACGATCATCAGGTCGAACCAGAAGTCGCGGCCATTTTTGATGTAATCCAACATGAGTTGCCGGAACAACGTCGTAACGTAATAGATAGTCAGCGTGCCAGTACCACTCCAACCGGATGACACCTGCGGAGTGTTGGTCCGGCCCAGTACAGGTACGTCTACCTTATTTTTTTCAATCGTCGCTTCGATGGACTTTGCGTAGAAGAGCTCTTCCACGCGACCGTTGATTGTGATGAAAGCTTTGGCTTGCTTTCCGCTGATAGCGTCTTGTTCGCGCATGAATGGCATGTCGCTTCACCTCTCTTATCTTACCGTAATCGTGAAATACAATTTTTCGGCACTGTCAACAGGTTGGACCCACTGATTCACAACGACAGCGTCTGGACTCGTCCCGGGCAACACTTCCAGATCCGTCTGCGGATCAAAATTCTGGATAGCGCCGATATTCTGATACTGGTTCGTGATGTTAATGCACTCGTTTTTGAACAGGTTCCGGCCGTCGTCGTTGTTCGGCACCTTACCGATATACGAAGTACTGAACACGCGCATATAGTCATTCCCGAGGCTATCCAGCACGCGCAGCACGCGATTTTTCCGGAACGCCTTCCCCTTGGCCGGCGTAAAGGTATGCAGCGTATTGATGTCCTGTTCGACCACGGCGCGGCCGTCCATCGCCGTGAACAAGAACTCGCCTGCCTGGAGCGCGGCCACGATCTGGCTGTGCGTGTACTTCGGCGAGACGTCCACGGCCCCGTCGTACGCGTCGTAGGTCAGCGACTGGTTAGCTGTCGCCCCTGCCATTGCGCCGGCCACCCAGGCGACCGCCTGCGCAGCGGTCAACGTCGTTCCGTCCGCCAGCGCGACGCCGTTTTTGACGCTGATCACGCCCTCGTAGTCGGCTTCCGGGTAGTTCTCCATGACCACCTGAATCTTCTTGCCTTCATCTTCCCTGAGCCGTTTAACGAACGATACGAACACGCCTTTGGTTGTCGTATCTGTCGCTGTTAAACCGATGGTATGAAAGTCGTGCACTTCAATCGCTTCCAGGTAGTCCAGATAGTCCTGCGCTGTCACTTCGCCGTCTGCGCCGCCTGTAAGCGGCGTTCCTGCGGTAGCAGTCGGCGCACCCGTTCCGCTAAATTCCACCCAAGCATTAGGTTGCAATTCCTCGATCGCGGAAACCGTTTGGGAATCCACTTCGCGCCCATCCACCAGCGTTTTGACATCGAACTTGGCCGAATCGTCAATGTTCTGTTCAACAATGATGCTGATATCGTTCCCGCGGACTCCGCCATGTTTCGCCGTCACAGTCAGACCGCCGACCGTGGCCGATGCCGGCGTACCGGTATTGAGCCGGTACAGCAAAAGCATGCGGGCCCTTTTCAGCGCTTCCCGGACCAGCAGCAACTGCGGCGACGTGATCGAATAACCGAGCGTATCAAACGTATCCGCGCCGGCTTCAACTGCGATCACCTGTTTTGCCGGGCCCCAAGAAAGAGCCAGCGGCAGGCTGACGATGCCGCGCTCGCCGAGTGTACCAAGCGGCTGCGCTTCGCCAACAAAGTTAATATAAACGCCTGGGCGAACTTTATTTTGAGCCGTCCATTGTCCACCAGCCATGGATTACTTCACCGTCCTTTTTGCATAGTCCTCCACCAATTTTTTGACTTGGTCAAGAGTGTACCTTCCATCATCTTTCAAAATCACTCGCAGCACGTCCTTCTGTACCGGAGTAAAATTGGCCGATTTCAAAAACTGCTGCTTTGTGAACGTCACGCCTGGTTGCTTATTCTTTTCTCCCACTTCAAAGCCTCCCTTATATTGAGCGTCTGCATGGCCGGATTATCCGGTTTCGTCGCCCAAACGTGAAAATTGTATTCGACGAAAAAATGCAAAACCTCGTCGACGATCTCAAAACGCATTCCCGTTCCGCGGACCGGGCGGCCGGCCACGTGGATCCACTGCAGTGCCTCTGTCAACTTCTCGGCCATTTCGTACATGTCATCATTGCTACGTTCGGGTGCAAAATAATGCACATCGAACGGATGGTTTCGCATAAATCGCCAGCCAAGTTCCTGAGTGTGTTCAGGTTCCAGCAGCCGAACAAAAAAGCAGGGTGGTTTCAAGCCCTGCTTGATTTCTTCTCCCATGATTGGAATGTCCGGGAACGCAGCGTCCAGTGCGGTATTCACGGCGTTTCGAACATCGTTGATCGTCACCTGCAACCACATCACCCTTTCTTCGGCGGCCGGCCGTTCATGATGTTATCTAATAGTTCGATCATGCGCTTTTCCAGATACCGAGGTAGTTCACGTTCGATCTCCTGCATACTGATCGTCATCATGAACCGACCTTCGACCCACTTCGTCAGGTCCGCGCCGGTTCGGTGACCGTATTCGACGAATTGAGCGTAGTGCGTGTTGTTGAAGATCTCGACCTGATACGCATTCCCGCGGCGCTCGACCCGGCCAACCTGCCAATTCCGGCGCAACTCGCCTGTATCGACCGGCGTTCGCTTCTTGATCTTGCGTTCCGCCCTGTATGCCATCTCCAGCAAGAAATCCTGGATGAACCGCTCGATGACGCGCTCGTCCAGCGCTTTTTTGAACGTCTTGGCCAGCTTCTCAAACTCACTGAAGTCGAATTTCCCCCACTTGGGCATCACAACCACCGTGCCCGCAGGCGGTCAAACAACCGCTCGTACCAGCGTGACACACGTCCGTCTGGTTCGATGTAGCCCTCGATATCCACGGCCATGATCTTGTCATGATGGAGCATGTGGATGGTCTGTTCCCTAATCACATGCCACGCCCAAACCTTGTCTTTTCCCGGGTTACGAAACCAGTTCATGAAGTCTTGCACGTCATCAGCTTGCTCAATCGGAATCGGTTGGACAAATACGTCACCACTGACCATGTGTACAGAAATAGTGATTTCATCCGCGACCGATTGCGGGCGGTCCTTCAGATCAATCATTACGCCCACTCCTCGCGCTGGAGGCTGACCTCCTGATGGGTTGAATACGGGAACGGCTCCCCGGCGGTGTACCGGCGCGCCACCGTGCCACGTGTCACTTCGAGCAGATCTCCCTGGCGAATGTCCAGCTCAGGCGAAATGAACAGCTTCGTTTCGTACCTGATTTCGTTCTGCGCCTCAGTCTGGTTGTTCTGGCCGAGCGCGCGCTGCGATATACGGCAGGGATGATCCGTATAAACCGGCTGCGGGACGAGCTTCGTCGTTTTCGTTTCCGGATCTTTCACCGGCTGGTACCGGTATATCATCGCGCGGTCCGTGTACAGCCGCTCGATCGCTCGGCGGTGGCGCTCGATGTTCATCGTCACCACCTCAGCTTTCGGTACCGGTTGAGATCGACCCGGTAATTCAGCACGACCTCGTCGATCACCGACTTGGCCGTGTTGGTCAGGCCGGCAGTTTTGGCCGGCGCCGTGGACGTGTCGCCGACCGTGACGGACTCACCTCCGCCGATCGTCTCCGCAATCCCGGGCAGGTTCGGCTGCTCGATCCGGAGCGTGTCGATCGTCATGGACACCCAAACGGGTTCAAGCTCGGCCGGAATCTCGGACAGATTCGTGTAATGCAGGATGCGCTGACCGATCTCCTGCACGTAGGAGTCGATCAGCGCATCATGCGAGTCGTCCAGCCCCAGCCGGAGCTTGATCGCGGCCAGGACCTCAGTCGCCGGCATCGCGGTCGCCGCCCTTCTTCCGTCGCTTCGACTTTTCGGGCGCTTCTTCTTGCGACTGCTCGACCGGCTCAGTCTGCGGTTGCGCGGCGGCCTTCGCCTGCTTCATCTTCGCGGCCAGCTCACGGCGCCTGCGTTGAAATCCTGTCAGACTCATACCGGACCACCTCACGCAATTTTGAAAACATGCTTCACAATCCGGATCGCCTTCGGTTCGTAGACACGTTCCCAGTTCGCACCATCGGCCAGCTCCGCATTTTCCGGGAACACGTCAGCAACATTTTCCTCCGTCCACTTCACGCCGCGCGGGTGCAGGATGAAGATCCGGCGGTTGATGAGGAAATCCTCACCGGACGAGGCGAGCGAATCGCGGTCAATTTCCGTCGGAATGATTTTCGGATGCGAACCGTTGCCCAGCGCAATCGCACCAGCGCCGAACAAATAAATCACGCCGGTTTTCGTTGCCGTGTCATACGGCATCGAGTCGTCGACGATGACGCGCTTGTTCATGAAATACGGAATGCGAGGCGACTGATCTTTCTCCTGCACATACTCGATCAGTTGCCGCTTGGCCAGATACGACTCGACCATGCTGTGCATCATAACGCCGGTCAAAAGCTCCTTCGCGTCACCCATCAGTTGCACCGCGTCAATGAAGCTGTCGCCGCTGAGAAGGGCGGCATCGCCTTCTTCGCCAGAAATGTCGAGAACGTGGTCAGCCATCGACGGCGATTTGAACACGCCTTCGAGCGTGGCCAGCAGGATCTTTTGCATCTCACGGGTCCAGTACGAAGCGACCAGGTCGGCGATCGCCCGCATAGGGTCATCGCCGGAAAGCAGCGCAGACAGTCCGTTCGCACCCCACGCGCGGGCGCGGCCGTGCTTGCGAGCCACGTCCTTATTGGAACCGATCTTGCCCGGCGTCAGCGCACCGTCGTCCTTCATCGTCTCAGAATCGCCCGTCAGGTCGTTCCAGAACGGCATATTGACCAGTGTGTTCGGGCCGCTGGCCAGCTCGTCGAACTCCTGCGTGTTTTGCACAATTCCAGATTGAACAAGTGCCGAAAGCTCCATCGTCCGCTGGATCACATACGGGTTGAAAACTTCCGGCTGAATAACGTCAGCAATGCGCGTCGTCAACTTTCATCAGCTCCCTTTCGCCAATGCTTGTAATTGTTTCGCGAGCTCGGGGTTTTCGCGGAGAATCCGCCCCTGCTCGGTCAGGTTGAAATGCTCCCGTGACCACGGGTTTTTGATCCCGCCGCTCGCCGGATCGCGGCCCTCGGCCGGAGTGGCGCCTTTAAACTGCGGCCCCTTGTCCTGTTTCTCGACAAACAAAAAAGCCTTGCTTTGGCGCAGGGCTTTGATTTGATCGTCGAGGCCGGCTTTGATCGTGCCGTTCTCGTCGATCTCGATTTTGGACTTGTCGAGCAGCCCGGCCACCAGATCAGGATCGTGCACCTGTCCGGCCACCGCCAATTTAATTGCCGTGGTCACGGCCATGTCGCGGAGCTTGGTTTGGTATTCCTGCTCTTTGGTTTTGTTCTCAATCTGCAGCTGCTCAATCTGTTTTTTCAGTTCCTCGTTCCCCTCGGCTGCCTTTTTCAGGTCGGCCAGCTGCTTGTCGCGCTCTTTGAGCGCTTCCTCGGCCTGTTTCTTGGCCTCGTTCACTTCGTTGAATTTATCCTTCGGAATCCAGTTCCCGTCGGACACGATGGCAATTTTGTGCTTGTCTCCAAGCTTCGCCACCACTTGGTTGTATAGTTCCTCACCGAGCAATTCTTTCAGATCCACTTTTCAACACGCTCCCGATTAGGTTTTTAGGCTGGTAACCCGCCAGCAATCGGCTTTCGTTCAGTTTGGCCCCGAACCTTTAAAGAGGGCAATGAATCAGGCCCATCGCTGCTCTGCGGTGGGCCTGTTGATCAATGCTTCGAAATTCCTCAACGCCCGAATTGCATCATCTTTATTTTCAAAATAACCAATATGGTAATACTTTCCGTTGATACGCTTTTTGACCCTCCACTTTTTTCTAGATTCGTACCATGTTACACCTATTACTTTCAATGGTCTTTTTTTCGGATCTGGATTCCTTACATTCTCGGACTGCGTTACCACCCTCAAATTATCCATTCTGTTGTCCAAGGTATTGTGATTTATGTGATCAACAACCAACCCCTCAGGCGCTCCCGTCAATAACCTATGAAGCATCACATTCTTTTTGGGACCAAGTCTTCTGTCATAGCCGTGGACATAATATGATTTTGTGCTTTCATTCCATGTCGCCCGAAATGTCCCTTCAAAATCGTTTAGAATTTCCAATGATTTCGTATCAATCAGCGTTTCTAACATACCGCTTCCGGACGAAACAAATATTGCTGTTACGTCTCCTCGAATCTCGAAATTGTTTTTCATATCAATCACCTTGCCTTCAGCCCATAATAAAAACACTCTCGCGTGATTTGCGGGAGTGTTTTAACTTGGCAGTACAATTTCACCATTCTTCAGTTTTTCGGCGATTCCTTTTTCACCAATATCACGCAGTCGTCGGATCGCCGCATCCACCCTTTCAGAAACATTCAACTCAGAACAGAGTTCTGAGTTGAGAATCTTATGAACAGCGTCCAGATTTTCTTTGTTCTCCAGCCACTGATTAGGAATGTAAATCACAGCGCATTCACCCCCAGTCGGTTCATTGCAATAATCAATACGTTCTCAAAGACAATTTTCTCATTGCCTGTGAGATTCTTAACGCCTTTCGTTATCGCCGAATTCACATCGTCTATCATCTGGCTGCGGTAAGTTTTGTAATTCGGCATATTTTCGAGCATCTTATCAACCAACTCTGCGGTGTTCTCTTTTATATACCCCAGATAAGGTCGACTGTACTCAGAGATATCAAAACGTTGCGAGCCGATTTCATCGATCAAGTTCTTCCATTCGGCTGTTTTTTCTGCTCCTATCCTGTATTCGTAAGCGATTTTACCGAAATCCGAAATCTTACTGGCCTGTTTGAACGGGGGAATCGATTTGAGTTTAGGCAATGTTTCAATTAGGTGTCCCGGGTAACTTGGTGAAATCTCGCGTGTTATGCCGATTTGTTTGACCATGTAGTGCGCAAAGGACTCCGCAAAGACATCATCGTAATAAGCCCATGTTTGGAACCCAATTTCATGGATATCATGCGGTAACCCATGCGCCATGGCGTGAAAGAGTTCGTGAAAAACGGTTTTAACCTGGTATTCCAAGTCTCTGACATCGCCTGAGTTCAACTCGTAGGTAAGCACTTGGAGTTTTTCTCTGCTCGGGTCTAGACGGCACTGCCCATGTGCGGAAATCCGATGTCTTTGCGCTTTCAAAGTGGAACCTGACTGAGCTAACACATTTTGAGCGAATTCCTTTACGTCTTGCTTATCCCAGTCGTTGTAAATTGATTTGACGTTCGCTACAAAATCAGTCTTCGTTTCACTTTGGATTTTTACATGTTCATTGTACCACCGTTCGTACGTGATGTCACCAGGAACGAAATACGTCTGCCCATCCTCATCCCTCGCAATCCGCTCTCCGACGTCGATCTCGTCGTCGAAGTACGGTACGACGGTCGTCCGGCAGCGTGCATGCAGCGGTGGATAGTTCACTCCGACCTCACGTTCGGACAGCGCGAACACCTTCCCGTCCATGCTGCGACAGATGTCGCTGGTTCGGTTGTCCAGTGTGGCCAGAATCTCGTACCGATCGACGACACCGCTTGCTTTGTACCCGGCAGCCGTCGCCTCCCCGACGAAAAACGCCGTCTCCGTCTGCACCAGGCGCTCGGCGTTCGACAGCGACACGCGCATCCGGTCCGCCAGCTCGCGCGCCGTTCGGTCCGCGGACTCGCCGCGGATGAACGCCTGCGCCAGCTTGGTGCGCAGCTCGCCGATCAGCTTATTCCGGTCACCCCATATGCGCTTGGACCAATTGCTGCCGGCGAATTCGGTCCCGAGAACAGTCTCCAGCGCGTCCCGTTCGATCTTCGCGAACGTGACACCGAACCCGGTGCCGCGCTGGATCTCGTAGATCGTTCGGTAGTAGGTATCCTCGTACACGTCGCCCAAAAGCTCGCCGGTGCCTTTTTGACGGCTCCCGGCCAGCATTTCAACTTGCTGCTGAATCTCTATCAGCAGCGCTTCATAGCGGCTGACGCGGACCCGGTAATACACCTCGTTCAGCTGCTTTGTCCAACGGCCGTCGGCGTTGTTTTTGGCTTTCTCGGTGAACTCTTCCAGCGTCATCTTGAACCGCCGGAGCTCGCTGCCGGACAGCTGCCGGCGAGCCTCGGCCATGCTGACCTGGCCGTTTTCGGCATAACGCTGATAGAATACCTCGATCGCGCGCCGGATCTCCTCGGTCGCCCTGGCGTACTCTCGCGCCAGCTCCGCCTGGTAAGTGTCTGCCTTCGCGAATTGTCGAGCGGCGACCTCTTCACTGCGGCGTCGCCAATATTCAGCCGGCTTCATGCAGACTCACCAGCACCGGGTTGCTGGCCGGGCGGCACCTGTCCGTCATACCCATCCGCAAACCGCTGTGTTTCTTCTTCTCGCTGCTTCCGGATCCGAGCCAGTTCCTCTTGCACGTCCGTGACCCACGGATGCTGCGCGACGAGCGTCTCGTCGGAGAGGATGCCAACGCTGTTGCGGATGTTCGTGATCGCGTCGTTTTCGTTGATCAGGATATCACGGTTGAAGATGAATTCGACTTCTTCACGGGAAAAGTCCCCTTCTCCGGTATTCGCCAGGTGCTGATTCACGAACCAAAGCAGTTGCTCAAAGCTTGCCTGGAACTCGGTTTCGATGATGTTTGCGTCCATGTCGAGATCCGCGTACAGGAATTTCAATGCGATGCCCGACTTGTCGCCGCCGAACCGCTCGGACTGCGTATCCACCCCGCGGCCGAATTCATAAATGTCCTTGCGGAGCCGGTCCAGGTGCTTTTCGACCGCTTCGGTGTCGATGTCGATGCTGAGCGTATCGACCCCGCCGCCTTGGTCGCCCATAACCTTCACGGCCCGATACGTGGACATGTTCCGCCGGAACTCGCCCAGATCCTGCCCGTCGTAGTTTCTGATCACGTAAATGCTGTTGGGCAAATCCTCCAGGTTGTTGGCGTGATCGGATGTCTTGTTATCGTAATCGTCGACCAGCGACTTGATAACCCGAATAAGCGGCAGTTCCTCGTCGTTGTATTTGAAACAGATAAATGGGACCTTTTCCCAGTTCATTCCCTGCTCCTGGTCGCCCTGCACAACGACAAAATGGCTGCCAACATCGCCCGCCTCCACGTCGGGGACCAGGCCGCCGGAGTCGAGCACATACCGGCGCACGCCGGACGTGTCCCAGAACTCCACTTTCGTGACGATCTTCCGG